TTATTCCTCCCCTTCGTGAAAGCAGTTAAGGCACGTAAAATGGTAAAGCTTAAGGTTCGCCGTCGCTTTCTTGTATCGGTTGATAACATGCAACCGATCGCCTTTACACGCAAGGCAAAATTTGTATTGCTTCGGGTCATCACAGAGACGGTGTCGAAGATTGAAAACATGGAATGGAAGATTCATTAGTCTGTCTCCTTTTCAACCTTAACAAACTGCAAATCACATGCCATGCAAAGGATGTTCAAGTCATCTTTGGCAACGCGGATCTTTAAATCACAGCCTTCACATGTCCAAAGGCGTAGTCTGGTAGTTTGTTTTTTCTGCTTTGGACCTTTGTCAATGCTTTCGTGTGGATAGGTGCCAACCCGATCAATGAGCAAGTCTATGAAGCTTTTCAAGACTTCACCAACCTCCGTTGCCGTTGCTTTGCCTGTTAGGTCCACCGCAGTCATATACTGTTTAAACGCCTTCTTGTGCTTTGCCTCTTGTGGCAAGATAGCGTGACCTATCTCATGCACTAACACCCCCAAAACAGTTACCGTATCGGACAAATAGGGGCTTATGAAAATGTGAGACGCCTCTTGATTGATTGCTTCGTGATGCCAGCATTCACCTAGCTTACGACTCTTAGTTGAGAAGGCCTTAGTGGAAGGCCAACCAGCCGACACTTTGATCTTTGGCATGGTGTAGCCTGCTTTGCTGATATAGTCAGACAATTCGCTTGTCGCTAATTCAAGGTACCCCTCACGGTTCATAAGCTTTGCCCCTCTTCCCCTAGCTCTAACATGGTCATATCGTTTAATCGACCATACTCAGCATAATAAAGGCAATCAGAGCAAACAGAATACTCGTAAATTTCCTTAGTGGCGGGATTATAACCGTTAGCATCTTCCCGATCACCATGCCAGTGTCTTTGACAGCAATCACACGGTCTGGTTGAAAAGTAAGCTTCGGGTTCAGGATCTATAGAGGACAAGTTAGTAATGCCCTCTACCTCGAAAAATTGTTCAACTCTATCCTCAAAGTCTTTATACTCTTTGCGGTTCATTGTTTGCCCCCTTACCCAAAGTATCTTACTCGAACCCCGTAAGCTTCACCATCAAAGTTTTTGACTCGGAGATTTGGCCTATCTATTTCCGTCAACCCTAGTCGGGTCATAAACATTGCCAGCAAGAGGTAGGCATTGTAATAACGGTATCGCCTGTTCATATTCTATTCTCCTTTATCTAGCATCATGATAGTTTGCCCGCATTAGGTACTTGCAAGCCCAACAAACAATTGAATCTAACTTCTTACAAACAAGGTGGCTACAAGGGCATTGTTCTTTGCAATTAGGACAAGTGTGCAGGTGTATCATAGTTTGTTCTCCTTACCCTTTAGTTAAGCAAACCGCGTGCCAAGCCTACAAACGAATAATCTTTGCTTGGCCAATGGACACAGATTCAATTAAAGCCCAACCTGCCAGCACCCAACTGGTCAAGTCAAGGTTGTCAATTACAGCAATGGTGTCCTTTGGTGCTTTTAGTTTGTTCGTCATGCCCTTTGAATAAGCAATAGCCGTGCCAACACAAGCAAACCTTGTAATCATTGACCTTTGTATTGAGAGCGGTCATTGTTCCGTCTGAAGTAACGCTCAGGTGCTCAAAAGGCATACAATTTTACGTTACAATGCCGCAATATGGTAGAATTGGCTAGTAATGTAAGACTGTCAACGAAGTTTACACTGTACACGAAGTTACTGTCCACGTGGTTTACACCTGGTGGCACGTTACCACATTCTGGCAATTACGCAGACTGGCATTACATTTGCTGGCTCGGCCCGGCCCGACACGTAATAACCACGCCAACCGCGAAGCGGGCAAGCAAGACTCGTGCCAGCTAAGTTGGCATGACCTTTGCTATCGCAAGACCCATGCCAGTTTGACGTGACCGGCAGACCTTTGACCAGGCCCGTTGGTTGGGAACCCTGAAAGTTCTCGGGTTCCCCCACATTGCCCTGCTGGTGTTTGAGAGCGCGCCACCACGGGGAGAAAACCTAACCCGCACACAGCACCAAAACCTTACACCAGTCAAAACTAATCCGGGTGGCCTATTTAGGGTGGTTGCAATATGACAACCCTTGGCTTGACCACGGGACCCCTGATGTCAATAGCAAAGCACTGCGCGCCTGGAGAACCTCAATGATTACGACTACTTGAAGGTCACATTATTCATCACTTAACAAACCTGAGCTATTACAGCTACTTGGAAACCTGGGCCTCGCGCGGGTGCCGCGCTCGGTTATAAAGCCCCTGGTCGAATCCCGTTCGCACTGGTCGAAGACCGTGGTAAAGTGTCGGCACTTGTCGCTAACTGTCTGCGTTTTGCCACCGTGTAGTTTTTTCGAACGGGGGTAAATCCTGAACGCTTGACAAGGCTCCCCTCGCGGAGTACCCTTTGACCATGCGAGATACCACCCCAATAAAACCCGGAGTATAAAATGGAAGAACGACAGGAGATAATTAACCTCCGTATCCTACTGAGGAAAATGGCTCAGTACGACTCTCATAGTTCCTTTGACCACGACTTAGTAAAGTCCGAGAAGGCTTGTGACCACTGCAAGCTAAACAAGAAAGTCACCAAGGTCCTTTGGGAGGCCAGATGAATGAAAAGAAAACGGATCTTACTGGGTTACAGAATGGAGTGCATCCGAACCCTGAAAAACCCCCTAAGTACACATCTGCAATCCCACTCGGGTTACAAACCGGACCAACCGCGGGGCAAAGCAGCGCGAAGCAAGCGGAAGTGCCCCCTGCCAAAGTAAGAGAACCCTACGAGCTACAGGAGCAAGCTTGGAAGCTGATGGATGAAGCCGTCCGTACCGGGGCCATGAGGTTAGAAGACGGCACCGAAGTCAAACTCAACGCCGACAGCTTGATCAGGGTAATCCAATGGCTCGCCTCAGCCAAAGCTAAGAAACCGCATTTGATAAATCCGCCGGAAGATTTTCGACTTAAGGAGACAACTAGTGAGAAAGACTAAGATTAAAGTGCCGTTGGTTGCTGTAATCTGGCGCGACGCTTGCCACGCAATGAACCCTACCCGTGACTCTATTGAGCCCCCTTGGGTGGTAGATTGCGGATTTGTAATCAAGGAGAACAAAGATCACATCGTTTTGGTGCGGCAGTTCTTCGATGATGGTTTTCCCCGACACTCTATGACGATCCTCCGGAGCAATATCAAGTGGGTTCAAAAGGTGGGAACTGTATCCTTGCCGGACCATTTTAGATCACCTGGTTTGGGAGATGAAGACGAGTGAAAACAATCGACTTGTTTCCTCCTTGCACCATCGAAGATTGCAAGGACAAAACACCCCTGCACAAACATATCTTGACCCTTCAGCAGGAGTTCCTTGATGCCTCTGAACGGTTCATCGCGCTAATCGGTGGATATGGCTCAGGAAAGTCCCTCGCTGCTGTCATCATGGGGCATCTTTTGAGTATATCGATTCCCGGTAACATGGGGATTATACTCAGGCGTACCCTACCCAAGCTGCACGACTCAACAGAGCGCATATTCCTCGAAGTCTTGGAGCGTTCCGGCGAACAGTTCGTAGCCCGGGAAATGCGGGATGGCTGGCCACACAGAATCATCTACGGCAATGGGTCAGAGATAGCCTTCCGTGAGACCAAGGACCCCGGTCGCTTTCTTGGGCCTGAGTATGGGTGGTATCTCATTGATGAGGCACAGGAGGAGCCCCAGGATCTCATACGGAAGCTGAATGGTAGGCTTAGGCTACCCCGAGCCGACAAATACTTGAAGGGGATGATCTGCACGAATCCCCCGCCTGATAAGCACTGGATTGCCAAGATGTGGCCCAAACCAGGCCATGAAACCAAGGTGGTCAAGGTCAGAGGCAAGGAAGTCAAGCTCACCTATCGGATGATCCGCAGCAGTACCTATGACAACCCCTTTCTCAGTTCCGAGTACATCGCTGGCATCTTAGAGGGCAATACCGAGGCTGAGGCCCGGCGTATCCTGGACGGCCATTACGGTTTTCAGCAAGAAGGAGATCCTGTCTACCCAATGTTCAATCTCCTCAAACATGTGGGAGATCCCGACACACGCATTATGACGACCTACCGCGTCTGGGACTTCGGCTTCCGCCGTCCGGCTTGCACCTGGCACCAGATGTTCAGGTGCAAAGAGCGCACTTTGCACTGGGTGGTGTTACAAGAGCGACTCGGGGAGAACCAGGAAGCCCATGATTTTGCTACGGATGTTATCAACATGACAAAGGGTGACTTTACCTACGTATTGAAAGCTGGGCGCAATCTTGTCCTTGATGGTGGGGACGCTGCTGGTGCCCAGCGCTCAGACCGCGGCCCAGGACCTATTATTCGCCTCTCCCGCCCTGTCGCGCCAAAAGGTAAAGACCCGGCTGAAGGCGGCTTTGGTCTGCACTTCAAATACAAGAAATTCAAGGACATAGACCCGGGATTGGACGAAGTACGTAAGTGCTTGGGTCGCAAGTGCAAGTGTGGTTGGCCTATACTCATGTTTCACCGTCGTTGCAGAACCACAATCGAAGGCATGGCAGGTGGTTACCATTACCCTAAGGAACGCCCCAGTTCACAAGACGTACTCAATAAGAAACCAGTGAAAGATGGTTATTACGATAACCTTTCGGACACGATAAGGTACTTTTGTATGCTGTTCTACAAACCCTTGTCTAACGAATTTAATCAAGGTATAATCTTGGGGTCCAACCAACTTCCCCAGAACGATTGGGACTGGATGGAAAAGGTCGCACCGATATAACAGGTAATTCACTATGGCAATACAATCTAATATTCAATTATCACCCAAAGACAAAACAGACTTACTGAAGATTCTTGAAGGGCAAATTCCTGGTATTCGCAATCGAAGGGAAACTATTACACGGCGCATGCAGTTAAATCATGCTGCCTGGCGGGGTACGCACACACGGAGTTTTTTTAAATCTGACACGTTTGCCCACTTTATACCCGCTGCCCGCAGAGTTATCGAGCGGTTTGTAACCCGCGGTACCCAAATGCTTTTGCCCACTTCC